CAGAATAGACGAGCGCTATATATGGTGCTTTGGTGCTGATAGTGATAGGGTGATAGGTTTTTTAGCCCTCCCTATTGATAGCAAGGTAAGTCGAGAAGTACCTATTAACGACTATATCAACTATATAGATGTAGCAAGGCAGAATATAGCGGCTGAGTTCAGGTATAGATTAAGCCAATATGAAGAATAAGTAATAAGTAAAATTATATCAAAATGAATGAGAATTTAATCACAGTACAACAACTCCCCGTGATCGTCTATGAGCGATTGGAAAGCGTGGGGCAAGAGATTGACAAGCGTATCGCAGCGCTTGACTTGGACAAGCAACTCGTAACAGAGGACACCAAGAAAGCTGTTAAGGACACAAGGGCAATGCTCAATAAAGAGTTGGATAACTTTGAAGAGCAACGCAAACGCATCAAAGAGCAAGTAGTAGCACCTTACGAGGCTTTTGAGAAGGCATATAAATCCTTTATCAAGGTAAAATATGAGAAAGCCGATAGCATTCTAAAGGTGAAAATTGACGAGTTCGATAGGCGCTTAAAGGCAGACAAAGAAGCACGTATCAGGGCTTATTTTACAGAGTTATGCCAAGCAAATAATATAGACTTCCTCCCTTTTGAAAGGCTTGGGTTAAAGATAGGTCTGAGTGATTCAGATAAGAGCTTGAAAGACCTTGTAAATACCAATATAGACAACGTGGTTAAGAGTCTTCAATTTATTGAAAGCCTAACAGACCCCGACGAATATAAGGCGGAGATTCTCGCTGATTACAAGCAAACCCTTGATGTAATGATTGCGATAAATAACGCAAAGTATCGCAAACAGCAACGAGAATCTGAATTAGCACGTATCGAGGCGCAAAAAGCAGCAGCCGAGCAAGCAAGGTTAGTAGCCGAAGCAAAGGCAAAAGAAGTGGCACCGCTACAAGCGCCTGAAGAAGTACCACCTCCAGCAATTCAAGAAGTACCCGCTCCTCCTCAAGAAGTCCCTGCTCCAGCACCTCAAGAAGAAATAATACACGTCACACTTGAACTAATAGGTACAAGGACACAACTTAGAGCATTGCGCCAATTCTTAGATATTAATAACATTAAATACAATTCAAAATGAGTACAGCAGTAACCACCACAGAAAAGGGCTTAACATTAGGTAATTTCCTTAATCAAAAAGCCACAGCCGATTTCCTAACAAAGACATTAGGGGCAAGAAAATCAGAATTCGTATCTAACCTCTTAGCCCTTTCAGATAGCAATAAAGAGCTGTTACAATGTGATAATACAGAGCTGATGAAGTGTGCCTTGAATGCCACCGCTCTAAACCTACCACTTAACAAGAATTTAGGGTATGCGTATGTTATCGCTTACAAAGATTGGAAGACCCAAGAAGTACACCCACAATTTCAAATGGGATATAAAGGGTTTATTCAGTTGGCTATCCGAAGCGGTCAATACAGAACCATTAACACTTGTGAGGTACGAGAAGGTGAGATTAAGCGCAACAAGTTCACTGGACACACTGAATTTCTTGGAGAAAACCCTGAAGGCAAAGTCATAGGCTATTTGGCTTATATCGAGCTACAAAATGGCTTTCAACAATCACTATATATGAGCCTTGAACAAGTGCAAGAGCACGTAAGTAAATACTCACAGAGTGGCATGGATAAAAAGACGGGGGAGCTTAGAGGAGTGTGGAGAAACGAATTTGATGCCATGGCAAAGAAAACAGTACTCAAATTGCTACTTAATCGCTACGGGGTGTTATCAGTAGAAATGCAGAATGCCATAGAAAAAGACCAAGCAGATAGCGAGGTGCGTTATATAGACAATCCGCAAGCAGGTAGGTATGTACAAGATGCTGTTATCGTAGAACAAAACGAACCTACAGAGATTGTTGCTCAAGAAGAGCCAGTAGCCCCTGCACCTGCTCCTTCAGAAAGTCCTAAACAAGTTGATTTTAAAACCTTGTAAGCATGAGAACAAGTTATTTTACCCTTGGACAATCGCACGTATATCGTCTTAATGGACAAACCTTAGACCGTGATTGTGTGATTAAGATAACAGCCGAAAATCCAAGAGATGTAATGGTTGAGTATTTTGGCTTAGAGTGGGCTTTTGAATACGATAAATGCCCTGAAATGAGATACTTCCCACGAGGGGTATATAACCTAACTGACAACAAATGGGAATAGCAAAAGTCATTAGTTCAGGTAGCGAGGGTAACGCCGTGATATACAACAACGCAATAATGGTAGATTGCGGCGTTACACTCAAAGCCTTACAAGAAGTAAAACGTTCTTTGAAAATTGTACTCCTAACTCACAAGCACAGCGATCACCTAAAAATACGCACCTTGCAGCGGTTACAAGCTGAAAGACCAACCTTGCGGGTAGCTTGCGGTGATTTTCTCTTAGAGGAGTTGCCTTGTATCAAGAATATAGATGTATTGCAAGTGGGTAAGATATACGATTACGGAACGTTCAAGGTGTCACCTATAAAGCTGTATCACGACGTGCCAAATTTCGGTTGGAGGATCTTCCTACCCAACGGACAAAAGATATTCCATGCTACTGATACAGTACATTTGGAAGGCATCACCGCTAAGGGTTACGACCTCTATGCTATTGAGCATAACTATTGCGAGGAGTACATACAGCAGGCAATTGAAGAAGCGCGAGCCAACGGAGAATATACCCACGCATACGGCAATATCAATACACACCTAAGCATACAGCAGGCACGTGCGTTTATTGAGGCAAACAGAAAAGAAAGCAGCGAGGTTTTAGAGCTGCATAAGAGTAGAAGTTTTTATAAGTAAAAGACAATGGAAATACAAGGACGAATAAAGCAAATATTCCCCTCTCAGGTGATAGGACAAAACGGCTTTGAGAAAAGGGATTTAGTAATCATAACAGAGGAGCAATATCCACAAACGATCATCATCCAATTTACCCAGCAGCGTTGCGACTTACTCAATAATCTACAAGTGGGGCAAAATGTAAAAGTATATATCAATATCCGAGGGCGTGAATGGACAAACCAACAAGGAGAGATTAAGTACTTTAACACGATTGAGGGTTGGAAAATTGAGGTGATACAGACTACTAATGTAGCTAATCAGCAGCCCGTACAGCAGGCACCACAGCAGCCAGTCCCGCAAGCAGCACCTGCACCTCCTCCACAAAGAGCACCTCAGCAGGTACAACAACCGCAGCTGTTTGATAACCATGGTAAAGAGCCTAACCCTGCGATATATAACAATGAGGAAGTACCTTTTTAGTAACTTAAAAATAAAGAGAAAATGAAAAAAACATTAATGAGTCAAATTGAAGAAATAAACCAATACATCTATCAACAAATCCTTGATGGTAATTTTGAACTTGTATACAAGGAACAAAGTAGAAATGGTTTTGAGTATAAAATAAAGATTGAAGGGTTAATATTCTCTATGAATACTTTTAATAGTGGAAATGTCTTTCTTCATGACAATAGTAATTTCATGTTCAATATGAATAAACTTCCAGAACGAATATCTTTTGACAGAAAATCCATTAGTGAAGTGCTAAAAATCCACAATAAAAAGGTGATAATAGAAGATTTAGAGCTTGAAAAATTTAAACTCAATAAAGAAATAAAGAGAATTGAGGGTCAGATAAGAAGTATAGAAAGTCAAATCAAAAATCTTAGAACAAATGAGTAAATTAGAACAGCTTATTATAGATTTTCATCAAACTCTTCATAAAAAATTGGTTAAAGGAGAGTTTGATATATATGAAAAGAAAGAAATATCAAAAAATACCAATAGGTATAATATAAAAATAGAAGACATTCCTTTTAATTTGGAAGAAACAATCTTTAAGAAGAGAAAATCTGGTGAAATTACTATAGATGATTATGAGGTTTATCTTTTAAATTTAGAAGTTTTGCCTGATGGTAAAAGAGCAAACTATTCTCTTATAAAGAAAGCTATTGAGTGTAAGGAGAAGGAAGCTAAAACAGCTAACATAAAAAGTAAAATTAGTGAATTAGAAAAAGAATTAAAAGATTTGGAATCATGAAAAAGTATGTAATTAAATTCGAGCATGTGGAAGAAAGTACTTACACAGCTATTGTAGAAGCTAACAGCTACGAAGAAGCGATGGATATTTTTGAAGAAAGTCCACTTGAATGCATTGAAGACGAAGAACCTGACACAGTACAAGGACTTACGTATCATGTCAGTGAAGTAACCGAAAATGGGGAGGTTGTTTATAAAAATGATAGAAAAGTAAACGCAGAATATCAATAATGCTTATGAAAACAATATTTAAAAAAGGAATGAAGGTCTATGACCAATTAATATTCCCTGATAAAGAAGGTATTGTTTTGACAACAAATTATATACCTGAAAAATTTTTTGATGAAGATGATTTTGATGAAAATTATGTTCACCCATACCCTATTGAAGTAGAGTTTGGTTCAGAAACTATGCTTTACACAAGTGATGGAGATAGTGGGATGTGTGGTGTTAAAACTCTTTCCATCAAACCATATAGAGTAGTGTTTGAAGGCTTTGAGCAAAAAGCACCTGCACCAACTTTTGAGGAAGCTTGGAATAATTCACATAATAGTAAAGAAATATTCTATTCATCTAATTGTGATAAAGTTTGCTCAGGTTACCCAACACAGGAATTAGCAGATGCTTCGGAAGCATTAAGGAGACTACTCTTTCTTAGAGACTATTACAATGAGGG